TCTCCATAAGGTCTTATTGCTAGTACCATTTTACAAACTGCAGGAGTATTAGAAGTAGTTCCATTAGATATATCATATTGAAGAATGTAAGCAGTGTATCCTGCTGGAACTGTCCAAAGAGCCATCAGACTTTGATTTGCTCCTGTTACTCCATTTACAGAAGCATAAACATTAGCAGGAACGCCTGTTGTAACTGTGCCTGTGCCTGCATATATAATACCTGCATTTGCACCTCCAGTTCCAGCAGACCTAACAACCATTCTATTTATTCTTAAATACTCTTTAGTTGTATTTACTTCAGTCTGACCATTTAAAGTAACTGTTTCATTTATTTCATCATAGTTTGTATCTAAGCCAAAAAGTTGTACAGTTCTTGCTCCTGTTCCTGCTGAGGTATCTGCAATTGAAGAACTAGAGACTTTTAGTACAGAAGCAGAAGTTAGATAGCTATAAAGACCACCTTCTGCCCATACTGTTTCTAAAGTATTTCCAACACTTGTATTATTACCAAATTTAAAAATACTTTTGTGAAATGATATTTGACCTCTTGCTATTTGAAGATAAAAAGGTTCAGTCTTACCTACTCTACTTATTGAAGATACTTCAGCCATTATTTTGTTAATCCCTTATACTTTTCAAATGATCTCAAACCGCCAAGTCCGAGCATCCCCATCAACACAGTCATCAAGCTACCCATATCAAAAGTTGGTAGTTCTGGAATAACCACGTTCAAATACGCACATACAAATATTGTAACAGGTGCAAGCACAAAATGCCAACATAATGCAATTCCACATGTCCAACCAATAAATGGTCGCCATCCCGCCACAAATATAGATTTATGACCTGCTTCTGCTTTATTTATCTCTAGTTGACCCTTGGCTAGTTCTTGAGCATGTCTCTCAGCCATGGTCGCAATTTCATGTGCTAACTTATTCTTAGCATCTTTATCTTCTATAAACTTACCAACTAAGTTGGTTACTGGTCCAATTAATGCTGTTAACATTATTTGTGTTCCTTATGTTCGTGTCCCATCCAAATACCAAAGACACCCGTCATTACACCCATAACCACAGAAACAAAAGCAGATTGAGCAGCTGTAGGAACTTCAAGTTGCATGAACCACTCTGCACATCTCCAAGACATAATCGTACTAGCAAGCATCATTAGTCTTGGGAGGATCTTCCACTTTAGAAACGTCTCCACCGTCATTTTTTAAACCTACTATCTATCCAACATTTACCATAGTATAAGATAAATAGCCATAATGTAAATAGGATTCCCTCGAAGTACGTTAAATCATTCCATGCATCTAATATAATATTACTGTCCATTCAATAAACCTTTGAAGAAAAAAGACTAGCTAATAATAATAAACAACCACCTATAAGACCAGCTAGAAACAGCCACCCTACTGCTTCAAAAACTTGTCTTCTCATTTGTTGTTGTTTGTAAATTGTCTCTTGACGTTGTTTCCTTATCTGACCCTCCATCTTAAGGAGTTCGTCATAGGCCCCTGGTCCGTGAGTTAAATTCAAAAACATCTTGAGTTCGTACCTTTGTTCCTCAAGTTTCTTCTTTGCTGCATACGCAGCCATTGCCGCCTCTTCGATAGAATCAGCTTTAAACAACTTACCAAACAAGGGAGGATTTTTAGCTTGTTTTTCTGCATTATCAATGTCACTTACAGCACCCATCCATCGACCAATGTCCCCTGACATTTGTTCAATGTCACGACCAACCTCAAAACCTTTTTTAATGGCAGAGAACGCTTTTGAGGCTACGCCTACTGCTAATGATATAGTTACTGGATCCATGACATAATTATATCACAGATTATTTAGCTTTGTTAGCTGCCATGTTTATTCTGTAAATATTTACATCATTTCGATCATCAGCAATACTCTCTTGAAGCTTTTGCCGCTGTTGAGCTAATTCATAAGCTTGTTGTAATTTAGCTTGATCAATCTGAAAATCCATTTGGTCATTCATGGTTTTTCTTTGTAGCTCGGCAGTATCGTTTTCAAGTTCTTTCTTTCTAATTTCAACCAACGGATCTTCAGGTGTTGGTGGTTGTAACGCTGGCATTATCTCATTTAGAATCTCGCCTACTTGTTGAGCGATTGCTGCTTCAACGGCTGCTGGATCAATTTGAGGAACTGGTTGACCAGCTGCTTGAGCAGCTTCCATTGATTTTTGGAAGAAAGTTGTAACTTGATCCCTTGCCATCATACCCACATGCTCTTGTACATGAGCTTGCAGCATAATATATCCTTGTGGATTAGCTTGTGATGTTTGACTAGATAGTAATACAACGTGTGCTCTAACATGTGCTTCGTGATCTTGCTCTGGAAATGCTTGTAATGGCATACCTTTCATAGCATTTCCGTTCTCGGTTGCTGGATCTACAGGCTGTGGCTGTTGAGGAGCAGGTAAAATAGCGTCAATATTCTTAATATCCAACGCATCATACATCCTTCTGTACGCTTCATGAACATTATGTATGTCTGGAGCCGCTTGAGCAAGCTGTAATTGTGTTTGAGCAAGCGATAATCGCTGTGCCATAGAGAAAATGTTCGGATCTGACACTGGAAGTATGTCCACACGACCATCAAAATCGGCTTGCATCGTCTCTGGAGGCACATTTCCAACAAAATAAGGGTATGGAACTGGATTTTCGCTAAAAATCTCGGCTAACATGCGAAATTCTTGCTTTTGAGCGTAATGTAGTCGCTTATGTATGCTCGAAATGATCTTTGAACCTTGTTCAATCAACGCAACAGTCGTTCCAACGGGTGCTTGAGAGTTTGTATCAGCTATTTTTGCGTCTGCAACCTGTGCAAAACGCCTTCCAGAGTCAACAACTACCCCTAAAAGTTGTGCTAATGTAGCTGATGGCTCTTTGTATGGCAGTGGGATGATGGAGTTTTTAAGATCTCCCCCTGGGACATCGATGTCCCTAAACTCCCCAGGATTAAGAGGCTCGTCATCATTACGAATACGAACACCACGAGCCTTAAACCCAGCTGGTAAATTAGAGAGCGTACCCGCATCAATTAATTGCCTCAATATAGAAGTCGCAGCACGAGAAAGACCTCCGATTGTGTGCAATAAACCGAAGCCGTAAAAGCCAAATCCTGGTAAAAACTTGAAATGAGTGAAATATTGTCTCTTCCTTTTTAATGGGTCTTGTTCTCTAAAGTTTCTAGAAATCGATAACACTTTTCCAGAATTTTGATCAAGGGTAACAATATAAGGCAACATAATACCCGAAGGATTCCCCTCCATATCCTTGTCTTCAAAACCCTCCAAGTCCAAGTCAATGTGGCATTCCAATAAGGTATACACATCTTCAGAGTAATTTGGACGTAGTCCCAACAACTCATCAGCACGTTCTTGGATGGCTCCTTCACTTTCTCCATCGCCTGTTTCAGATAGTTCAACATCTCTGTATACTCCTGCTACTTGTAGCTTGCGAATATCATTATACGACATTCTCACTACATGTGTAACCCTCTCCGCTGTTCTTAAATCACTAGCTGAATACGGAACAACCATATCTTCAGCCGGCACAAACTTGGAAACGGCTCTCTGTTTAGTTTCGTCAAAATAAATCTTTTTAAATGTAGATCCCGTCAACGGCAAATAAAATAACATTTGATCCGTATCTTGATCATACTCCTCCATGATTTCAGTAATCTGATAATTCATGAAATCTTCTACACGTTGTGCTTGTGCTTCTGTTTCTTTTGTCGGTGTTCCTAGTATTTGAGTTTTTACTGGACCACCACTTGGTAACATTTCTTTATAAGCCTGTGCTTGAAACTGAGTCACCGCTTCAGAAAGTAAAGGGTGAGTTACACCACTTGCACCTAAGAATGGTTCACTTCGGTCTTCATAATTAATACCGAGTAACCCTAATCCTTTGGCAATTGCCTCTTCCCAATCTTCTCTTGATTCCACATCTTCACGAAATTTGGCTCGAATATCTGATGATAAGTCTCCCAAAACGTCATCGTCAAGAATCTCTGCGAGATTGGCATCATGTCTATATTCTTCTGTTTCAATCTCAATTGCCTCTTCGTCAACAAGCTCAATACCTTCAGGTAAATCATTTATAGTTTCTGGTAACTCAATTTGAAGGCTATCTTCTTCAGGCATCATTTGACCCCCTGCTCCCATTGATCCCTCTACCATTCCTGCTATTTGTCTAGGTTCTATTGCCATTAGCCTGCCTTTCTAAGATCCACTGTACCACCTTTTGCTTTAAAAACAAATTTGCTTTTTGCTAGTTTCTCACCCGCCGAACCAGGATCGAGCCTTAATATATATTGAACTGGGTTAGGAAGTCTAGCTTTTCTATTTCCATTTTTATCTACCATGTTAAACATTACATTCTCTTCTACTTGAACTTGAGGATTACCTGCTTCATCTAATAGTGCATCTTGAAATTGCTTCTTGACTATATTCGGAGCAACTTCATAACTTGTAAGACCTGCTTTTTTATGCTTTGCTAGTGCTGCTAAATATCTAGCACTTCCATCATCTGCTGGTAATCTAGCTCTTCCTGACATGTTTTGTAAATCTGTTCTAGCAGGGAAAACAAAACCAACAACAGGCTCTCCATATATTTTTTCTAGATTTGGTATTTGATTTATTGCTCCTTTTATGATCGCTCTTGAAGCTTGTGCTTGTGAAGAGTGAGCAGAGTCTCTCATATAAGGCTCTGTATTAAGTATGTGAGTATCTAATCTTCGATAAGCATTATATAATTCTTGTGGTTGATAGCCAAATTCTTTAGCTCTTTTAGTTATTGCTAGTTCAAATGCTTTAACTCTTCTATCTTTTTCTTGTTTACTACTTAATCTTCTAGCTTCATCAAACGATGCTCGCTTTATTTCTCTTAATTTTAACACGTTTTCTTCCAAAGCATCTACACTTTCAAACAAAGGATTCATGTTGGCTGGGGTTGCTTTCACACTGTTTACATAAGGCTCTTGTAGTAAATATTGAACAAAAGAATTATATACAGTAGATTCTGAAAGCATAGACTCTTTGTATTGTTCTATTAGAGCATCGTCTGACATTTTTTCGGATATTATAATATCTCTAACAGGTATAAAACCTATTTTAGAATTCATGGCATCTAATTCTCTGCCTATATATTTTTTAATATCTAAAACAGCTTTAGGACCAAGTCTGTTATTAAAATCTTCTACTAAACCTTTTAAATCAACACGGTTTTCTTTTAAATTCTCTAATGGTGAGTTATCTGGTCGTGCAGCCATAATCTTTCCTTCTGGAAAATAATTAGATATAATTAACTCTTCTATATCTGTTTCTGGCATTTCGTTACCTGGAATCTTTCTAAATTTTATATGATTATCTAGGATATATTTAGCAACTCTTGCTTTTATTACTCTATTTGCTTGGTTGTTTATACTCTCGTTCATAACCATCTCTATTGTTTTTCTAAATGCCTCCGGCTTGCTTGTTCTGTTTTGCATTTCTTCAAAATAATTTTTAGGAAGAGATTGTAACACATTGCTTGGAATAACTTCTCTAGAAGAACCTAGTCGTAAAATACCCATAGTTCCGTAGGGACCGACTCTTCCGGGCATATCAAATAGTATATTGAAAACAGGGTTTGCTTCGTCTGAGTTTAATGTAGTAAATTTCTTTTCTTTTAAAAGATCCGTATTTGGTGTTGTTACAGTCAATTTAAAATCTTTTTCAGAATTTGTCATAGATCGTTGATCGTAACTCAAAGGTGTTTTTAATTTACCTTGCTTTTGTAGCTCTATAAAAACATTTTCAATTATAGGGCCTATCGGGTTTACATTTGTATCTGTGACGTTACCAGTTCCTGCCAAAAGATCATAAAAGTTTTCATTTGGATCTCTTCCAAAAAAAGGAGCTCTATCTTTTATTTTATTGTTAATTGCACCAGTAATCTCAAATCGATTGTTAACCATATCTTCTAAAGCCATTTCTGTTACATCAATGACTTGATTAGGAAATATAAGAAAATCTTCTCGTTCTCTTAGTTCATCTGCTAATTTATCAAGTTTTTCTTCTTCGTTTTCATAAGTTTCACGATCACCTTCATATTTTTGATAAGCTTCTTGTCTGTCTTTTCTAAGTTGAGTTAGAGAATCCTCCATAGGTATCTCTTGTTCAATTTCGTCTAGAGCAATTATTTTTAGTTTTTCAGAAGAATCAAATATATTTCTAGACGAACCAGGTCTATAATTACCCGCTCTAGGAATTTCATTACCATCAGCATCTCTTCCTAAGTCAGG